TTGATCAATGTTTTGTTTCACTGACCGTAAATTTTGCACAAGTTCTTGCACAACATCAAGCTGTGGCGATGCCAAAGTAGAAATATCATCTAGAGTGCCTACCAGTTCACACAGGTCTGTGTATAGAGTTTGTTGTGCTTGACTAGCAGGATCCCAAGATCGCATGTGTAGCATGTGATTTCTTAAAGATACCAGCCCCGGCAATCGATCTACTTGCTTTTGATCCATGTCAGTCAAATGTAAACAAACTATCAAACGTGGTGGCAATGTCAGTGTTTTCTGCAATGTTCCACTTTAGAACACCCAACAAGTTTTCTACCTTTTGATCCACAATGGTTGTCTCCATCAGTGCATCGTCAAACGGTAGTTCCTTGAACCATTGCGGAATGTGCAGTTCATCAGTTGGATATCCAACTGAAGTATAGTTCAATGAATTTTCTTTCAGTTTACACACAATGGTTTTCATACCGTCTACAATGCTGGTGCTATAGTTGTCACCGTGCATGCGTTTGAGATTGTTCCAGTTCATAGCCGCACGTACATGTCCTGGCATGTTGGCTTTGCCCAGTCTAGACTCTTCAGCAGTGTATTTGGTCAAGTTGTTCACACGTTTGGGTGTGCCTTTTTCCCAAGCAGGACGTTCTTGAAATGCAATCTTGAAGTCACGCACCTTGTCATAGATACCTTCCTTCTGTCCGCCTGTCAGCACATCCAACAACAGTTCGCTCAAGAAGTCTTGTACAACCTTGGGCGTGTCACTGCGCTTCAAGTCTAGACCCATGGCTTTAACTTTGCCTGGTTTGCCGTGTGTGTCTTGTCGCTTGCCTTCTAGGTCATAGATCAACAGTGCATAACGTTTCTTCTTGATAAACAAACTTTTCTCAGCCACCAGCTCACGACCGCCTTTGATCAGTTCGCCCATGTTGCGTGGACAGTGGCAGGCCCGTTCCATGAATGCTGGAAAACTGGCGTTCACTTGATCTGCAATGCTGTCGTACAGTTGCACACAGATGTTTTTGTTCCACTCCATCCTGCCAGCTTCAACATCTTCCTTCACAGCAGGCCACGCACTGAAGTAAGCAGAGTCAGTGTCTCCGTAGATGATTGCCTTGCCCACATGATCGTATTCTCCAAAGATGCACTCATTGATGTATGCATCCATGTGTCTGGCAATGATTCGTCCTGTAAGTGTAGTTGACTGACCAATACGCTTGTCAAAGAACCTACAACCTGGATTGAGAATAGCACCGTACAAACTGTTCAAGTTAATTTTCTTGACCAGCTGTCGTTTGTCCCAAAAGGCTTTGTCTTCATCTGTTTCTGCATCCTTCTTCTTGGCCTGCATTTCTTGACGTTCGCGATACCAACGTTCCAACAAGCCAGGGATAACACCTTTCTTTTCATATGTCATGATAGTGCCGTTGGCAGTAAGGATCCAGGGCTTGTGACTGTCAAAGATCAGTCGCCAGACTTCCGCGGCTGAGTGTACAGTTGATTCGCCCGACTCCCAATCAATGGTAAGTTCGGTGCCAGGACGATTTTCCATCACAGCAGTATATTCAAGAGTGCCAAACATGTTTTCCCAAGCATCAGCAAAACTGCTACCTGAGTCCATCTTGTCCTTGATATACTTGTCGGTCATTACTGGCCGGATCTGTCCAACGATTGTTTCTGGGCCCATGTTGCAGGCACGGATCGCAGAAGGATACAAGCTGTTGATGTCGATTGCTCCAACCCAGTCGTGCATGCCTGCTTTGGGGAAAGCAACATAGGCACCTGCCGCTTGTGTGTCACCATGATCATCTCTACCTTTTCTGTTGGGAACAATTAGTCCCAGTTGATGTGCTTCGTTGATAATAGCTTGCTCAGTAACTGCCACAGCACCCATTGTGGTTTGTAGCAGTACAGTGTTTTCATGTGCTAGTACGTTTGCTAGATCCAAGAATTTAAGTTTCTTGTCCAGCTTGTTGAGTAGCATGGTATCTTGCCGGTTGTACACAATAAACTCGCGAAAGTCTTTGTTGTACAATTGATCCAGGGTGCCTTCGTATTGTGTCTTACGTTCATCCAGTTCGTATTCTGCAATAGCATCCAGGCTGTAGCTGTGACGTTCTTCATATGTGTACTTGCGATACAGTTGCATATAGTCCATATGCACACGACCAATCAAGTCAAACGTCAGTGTTTCAGCACCAAATCGCTCAAACATACGTTGCTTGGGCAGTTGTCCCCACAAGCAGAAACGGCGTGTGTCGTCTTTGCTCAACACACGTGTGATACGCATCACAGTATAAGGGATGTCGAAGCCTTCACTGTTCCATCCGCTTAGGATATCAGCATCTTCAATCAAGTCTAGAAATGTGTTTAACAGTTCTTCTTCACGCTCAAATAGATAACAGTTATCAAATTGATCACATATCTCTTGTGCAGTTTCCCAACTCATGCTCTTGGGCGGGACAACCAAGGTGACCATCTTGTCCATCCAATCCAAGTACACAGAGATTGCGGTAATAGCGTTGAAAGGATCTTCAGGTTTTGAGAATCCACGTAGTGGATCAAAGTCTACTTCAATGTCAAAGAATGCTGTTTGCAGTTTGGGTGATGTGGCACCTAGATAGTTTGTTTCCAAACAACGAAAAACAGGATTGATGTCACTTTCCCACAGGCGCTTGCCAGAGTTGACTTTTAGTTCTTTGTGGTATTCTTTTGAATTGCGGGTGTTGAAACGGCTTACTGGTGTGCCGTATATGGTTCGGTGTTTGCCTCGCGGATCATCATAATAAAAGATGTAGTCTGCTGGAAACTCTCTGTACTCTCTTTTGCCGTCTACACGTTCTACCACGTGTATACGATCTTTATCTCGTTCAAACAATGCGTCGACGTAGCTCATAGTTCTCCTTTGTGCGACTTCTAGCTCACACACACTCTACTTGCTGTTTAGTGTCCAGCGTGACAAAAATATTTATTGTAATTGCATAATCATTCTAATTAAACCTACTGTGTCGATGGTTGTAAGAAGAATGTAATTAGCCAGCATGCCGAAGGAACCACGACTGTAAGCACACCCAGCGTATATAGCACAACCTGCAATCCAGACTGGGTACATGTAAAGAAGGGGTGGATTAGGCACGGTGAGGGCCATAGTGAGAGAACAGCCAATAGATATAGCCCAAGCAAGGACCTCAAAACAAAAACGAACTCGATCGCTTTTGTAATCTTCTTTGATCCAATTGGCAGTTCCACTTAATACTTCGATCAAAGTGTTTTGCCCACTGTTTCAAGGATGGTGTTCAATTCCTCGTGATCTGCATTGTGCTTGCCTAGTTCGGCTTTGTGTGCAATACGCACGGCCTTTTTTAGCACAGCAGGTTTGATTTCCATTTCCTCTGCAATGGCCTTGATAGTGTCATTGAGGCCTTCGTTGAGTGTGTCTACTTCTTGCATGACTTGCATGCCTTCGTTGATCAGTTGAGTGAGTTTTGCTTTTTCGGCTGAGCCGAACATACGTGCTGACATTGAAATCTCCTTAGTTGATTGATTATACAGTTTGTGTTAGGAATTAGCAATACGCAGTTTTGCCAATTTAGCCTTTTCAAGAAGTTTGATATACATCCAACCAATATCAAACTCCCAAGGTTTCAGCGATAGCTTTGCGCTACCAGGGTCCAGATGATGATTATTGTGAAGCTCTTCACCGCCAACAACAATACCCCATGGACTAATATTTCTAGATTGATCTCTCGTTGTGCCATTTCTATACCCCCACCAGTGTGCAACACCATTGATAACTCCTGCGGCCCAGAACGGAATCCAGAGCATCTGTATGCCCCATATCAAGGCGCCAATCCAACCAAAGACAATGATGTTGAACAAAAGGAGAATGCCAATGCCAAGTCTGGAGTGAGGAGTGTATACGTGAAGCTCCATCCAATCAGCAGGAGTACCAACACCATATGAATCAACCATATCTTTATCTTTTGATGCCGCATGATATAATCCTGCCCCCTTAAAGAAAACTTGTTTGATTCCATACACATGTGGACTGTGCGGATCACCCGGCTCGTCACTGTATCTGTGATGTTTGCGATGTATGGCCACCCATTGTTTGGTAACCATACCTGTTGTTAACCATAGCCAAAAACGCATAAAATGCGCTACCACAGGATGGAATGTCACTGCACGATGTGCCTGACTACGATGTAGGTATAATGTGACGCAGGCAATAGTAATATGTGTTACTACTAGTGTGTATAATAGTTCAATCATTCGTTCATTCGCCATTTGTTTTCTGGCAGGCCATAATCCCATTTTGGATCCATTTCAACATTCCATCTGGTGGTGGCAACATTAAAATCTGGAATCTTCATTTCTTTAGGATTACTTGCAGGTTCCAAAATAACAACACGATTGTTTGGTTGTGCGGCAAATTGTCCATTGTCGCATTTGATAAAGTTAAAAGATTTATGATCCTCAACATCCTCACCGTGTCCGCAATCAAGCGTATTAAAATCAGGATGACAAGAATCTACAGTAAAAAGATACTCGCCTTCTAACCAAGATCCGTCCTTCATTTTAATTTTACATCTCATGTTTGCTATCATTGCTTTTTTAATCACAGTGATATCATAAGACATGCTGTTCCATAATTGTAAGAAGTCTAGTGGATACGGATCACCTTCGATGGGTTTCCAGCAGTAAGCGTGTAGTGGAAGTTTGTCATACAACGCACCGTATTGATTCAAATACGCTTCAATTCTAAATGCTTGACTTCTTTGTGACTTGATTGAGATCCACCAGCATGGTTCAAGTTCTCCGTGTCCTTTTTCAAAATCATAGAGAAATTCTCTACGAATAAAACATTTCACGGGCGGTAGATTCGCAACTAAGAATGACATTACTTTCCTTGTTTGATCAATTTGAGTTCTTTAATTTCTTGTTTGGTTTCTGTCAACAGATTGCATGCACTGTCAACTTTTTGTTGTATGTTGACCCACCAGGTCATTATGTCGCGGAATGTTTTTACTATCCACAAACACCATAACACACTGGCGGTGGCAATTACACTAAGTATCACTTCAATGATACCAGCATGATTAAACGAGTGACTGACTGTTGCGTATACTGCAAGGAACACCACCAACAATAATATGGCTTTTTCCCATAGCAGACATTTTAATTGTTTTTGTATAGGGCAAGCAAGTTTCATTTTGTTATTGTAGCCTTCAACATCCATGAGTGTTTGCGGTGCGCATCCATACGTCCTGCAAGAAAATCTGCTAGACCTTCTTCGCCTTGTGCTGTGGCAATGTCAAACACGTATTTGAGAATTTTGACCATTTTGTCGCTGTCTGCTAACAATATTGCAATCATATCTCCGTCGTCGGGTATGTTGGTTTGATCATCAATCTCACTCAACATAGAAAATCTTGTGTAGCTGGCAGGCACAAAAGCACCAGCACTGCGAATTTCTTCTGCAAACTGATCAATGCTTCCGTACACTTCTTCGTAGATTTTTCCAAACAAGTCATGCAGTTGGCTAAAAAACGGGCCTGTCACATTCCAGTGAAAATTGTGTGCTTTTAGATAAAAGCTAAATTCGCTTGCAAATGCTACCTTGAGTGCTTTGTGTAATTGTTCCATTTTTTATATTGCCTTGTTATGCATATGATCTAGTTCCGCCACCGCCAAAGTTGATTCCAACATTTGCGTTGGTAAAATCAAGAGTATCAGCGTTTGATATTGTTTGCCATTTGTTGTTGATTTTATGATAGGCGCCGGTAATTGGTCGCCACTGACCGCCGTCTTTCACCCATCCAGCGGTTACTTTAGCCCAGCTGCCACCTACTTTGATAAAAGGAAGCGGACCATTAATCAATCTAAGAATGGCAAACCCAGAACCACCTGCTTGTGTGGCCGTGCCACCATTGGCATAAGGGCCAATGTCAAATCCATCAATGTTGGTTGGAGCACTAGCAGTTCCTGCATACACAGTATTTGACAATGTGATACTGGCATTTGCCCAACTGCTACCAGTTATGCCTGGGTTGGCACCTTCGTCGTAGCTGCCACTGATTGCGCCGCCAGCACCACCATAAAAGCCACCACCACCGCCACCACCACCACCACCGTCACTAGAATGGT